TCATCCCATCTCTCCCTAAGTCAGTCCGCGCCGATGCTGGACAGTCCGTTTAAGATCCGACCTAACCCAAGTCAATGACGAAGGCTCCCGCTAAGTCCCGAGCACTCCGAGGGGCAACTAAACCGAGGGTTCATAGCCCACTTCTTAAAGGCTCAAACAAGCTGCAAGATGTAAAAGACATTTGCAAGATAATCGGTGAAGAATTATTGCCTTGGCAGGAGTTCGTCCTCAAAGACATGCTCACTGTGGACAAAAAAGGGGCTTGGGTTCGCAAATCCTGCTTGTTACTCATCAGTAGGCAGAATGGAAAGACATTTTTGGCTCGCATGCTCATTTTGGCTCATTTGCTTAAATGGGACTCAAAGAATGTGCTTATCATGTCATCGAACCGCTCGATGGCTTTAGAGACCTTTAGACAGGTCGCTCACGCATTGGAGAACAATGACCACCTCAAAGGATTCGTTAAACAAATCAGATACGCCAATGGTACCGAGTCTATTGAAATGCTATCTGGAGCAAGGCTTGATGTTGTGGCAGCAACTAGAGACGGCTCTCGCGGAAGATCCGCAGATTTCCTCTACATTGACGAACTTAGAGAAATCTCTGAAGAAGGATACAGAGCTGCTACTCCTACAACTAGAGCTCGTCCAAACTCTCAGACGCTTTGTACCTCTAATGCAGGAGACGCTTTCAGCACTGTACTCAACGACTTACGAGAAAGAGCTCTCGACTACCCACCAAAGTCTTTTGGATACTATGAATACTCAGCTCCTCAATACTGCAAGATAACTGATCGAGATGCATGGGCTATGGCTAACCCCTCATTGGGGTACACAATCTCGGAAGAAGCGATTGAAGAAGCGATTGCAACTTCTCCTATCGAAAACACGCGCACTGAGACGCTTTGCCAATGGATCGACTCCCTAAGTAGTCCTTGGCCTCATGGAGTCCTTGAAGATACTTCAGATTCAACTTTAGAAATGGCAATAGGGGCTTATACTGTATTCGGTTTCGATGTCAGTCCGTCCAGACGTAATGGGAGCCTTGTTGCGGGGCAGTTGCTTCCAGATGGACGGATTGGCATCGGCATACTAGAGACTTACAGCTCTCAAGTTGCTATTGACGAGTTAAAGATGGCTGCATCTATTAAATCTTGGTGCGATCTCTATAAACCTAGATTGGTGACATTTGACAAATACGCCACACAAACTATTGCGGACAGACTCTCCAATTCTGGCGTGATCTGCGAAGATGTTTCAGGTCAGCAGTTTTATAAAGCCTGTGGAGATCTTCTTGAAGGTTTAGTCAATGCTCGCGTTGTCCACAATGGGCAAGCAGAGTTGATCCAGCAGATGAATAACTGTGCAGCTAAGGTCAATGACTCCGCATGGCGTATTATTAAACGCAAAAGTGCTGGAGACATCTCAGCACCTATTGGCTTGGCAATGGTTGTAAGCAAGTTGATGATTCCACAGCCTAAGCCTCAGATTTATACTTAGACACGCCCTAGCACATTGTCTAATTGCTTGACAAATGCTACACTTTATGACTATGGGTCTATTTACGCGTAAAGAATCAAACACCTCTAAGAGTGATCTATTGGCGCAATACGCCCCTCAAGTTTTGACTAGTAACTACAGTTACATAATGTCACCTATGATTGACAGAGCAGCAGCTCTGGAGATCCCTTCAGTCGTTCGCGCTCGTAACCTAATCACTGCAACTATTGCTGCAATGCCTTTAGAGCTTTACCGCAAATCAACTGGAGAAGAATTAGGCAAGCCAGTCTGGATGGATCAACCAGCATCTAATCAACCTCGCGCAGTGACGATTGCTTACACAGTAGACTCACTTCTATTCTATGGATGGGCTCTCTGGAAGATTACTTCTCGTTATTCTGAAGACGGACGCCCAGCTTCTTTCGAGTGGATCCCGAACTCTAGAGTTACTCCGCAATACGAAGGCTTTAACAACTATTACATTGCTGGCTATGAAATTGACGGAGTATTCCATTCCAACGATGATGTCGTAACATTCCAGTCACTCAATGATGGCATTCTTACAACTGGAGCCCGCGTATTGCGTGGTGCACTTGACTTAGAGATCGCTTCTACTTTAGCTGCTTCTACTCCAATGCCTTCTGGATACATCAAAAACACAGGCGCAGATCTAGATCCTAAAGAAGTTCAAGGACTTCTAGCAGCTTGGAAGTCTGCTCGTCAGAATCGCTCAACTGCATACTTGACATCTACTCTGGAATACTCTCCAACATCCTTTACACCTAAAGACATGATGTACAACGAGGCAAAGCAAGATTATGCGACACAGATTGCGCGTCTATGTAATGTCGATGCTTTTTATCTTTCAGCAGATGCTAATAACTCCATGACTTATAGCAACTTGCTTGATTCTCGTAAGCAGTTCGTTTCACTTACTTTGCAGCCTTTCATTACTGCTATTGAAGATCGTCTTTCAATGAACGATGTAACAGCCAATGGCAATGAAGTTCGCTTTGATCTAGATAAGTCATTCCTACGAGCAAATCCAATGGATGAACTTCTAGTAATTGAAAAGATGCTTTTACTTGGTCTCATCAGTGTAGAACAAGCGATGCAAATGACAGATGTAACACCTAACGGAAGCAATGGTATGGCATGACAAATCAGATCCTTACCTTCTCAGCTGATCTAACAGCCAGCGTTGAAGATCGAACAATCTCAGGCAAGATTGTGCCAACAGGCACAGGCGAAATTGGTTCAACTTCAGCAGGACGCGTTGTGTTCGAGGCTAACTCGATCCAGTTGCCAGAAGATCCAAAGACAATCAAGTTACTCAACCAACATGACATGAAGCAGCCACTAGGCAAAGCATCATCTTTCACAATGGATGAGAATGGCATTTACGCATCATTCAAGATTTCACGATCTAATCGTGGAACAGAAGCGTTGATCCTTGCTGAAGAAGGTCTGCAATCAGGTCTTTCAGTAGGCGTTGAAGTAATCAAAGCAAAGACAAAGGCTGGCGTGATGCATGTATCCGCAGCTCGTCTTTATGAAGTTTCATTGGTAACCGAGCCAGCCTTTAAGTCTGCTCAGGTTCTCGATGTTGCTGCTGAGGAAACTCCAGAAGCAGTAGAAGAAATCCAACAAACAGAAAGCGAGACAGTCTTGGACACAACTCCAGAGACAGTTGCAGCACCAGAAGTTGAAGCAGCGGCTGTTGAAGCTGCTCGCCCAACTGTTGCTGTTACTAACATCCGTCCTCGTCTAAAGCCACTTACTTCAGGTGAGTATCTAGAGGCGAGCATCAAGGCAGCAATGGGAGACGACTCAGCTCGTCAGCTCGTTCTTGCAACAGATGACACAACAACAAACACAGGTCTTACACTTCCACAGCACATGAACGAGTTCGTCACAACATCTATTGACGGACGCCCAGCAGTGGACGCAATCTCAAAGGGTGTATTGCCAGCAGCAGGAATGTCTTTCACAATTCCTAAGCTATCAACAGCACCAACAATCGACTCAGATTCAACACAGGGCGAAGCTCTTGGCGGAACTGAAATGGCTTCTTCTTACATCACAGTAGATGTTAAGAAGGCAGCTGGTCTCCAGACAATTTCTTGGGAACTTCTAGATCGCTCTTCTCCTGCGTTCTACGATGAACTAATCAAGGAACTAAACTACGCCTACGCTAAGGCAACAGATAAGGCTGTAGTATCAGCGTTCATTGCTTCAGGTACACAGGCTTCAACACAGGCTGCAACTATTGCAGGTCTAAAGGCTTACATCTCGAAGGAAGTTCCAGCAGCTTACGCAGCAGCAGGAAAGTTCGCTCGTAACTTGGTTATCAACACTGCATGGTGGGAAACAATCATGGCAGCAGATGACACAACTAACCGCCCATTGTTCATGGCATCAAACCCACAGAACAACCCGGGCAACATCTCAGGTCAGTCAATCGTTGGCGATGTTCTTGGTCTCAACACTTTCGTTGATCCACACATGGCAATTACAACACTAATTGATGACTCAGCATTCATCGTTGCTCCAGAAGCCTTCACATACTATGAGGCTCCAAAGACAACTCTAAATGTTCAGGCACTAGCCAATGGTCAATTACAGGTAGCAGTTTATGGCTACTACGCAATCGCACCAAAGGTCGGCGGCGGAGTTCGCCGTTTCAACCTAACTTAATCAGTTAGAAACTAAGTCGCTCTGAGGGGTAGTAGCCCTCTACCCCTCAGAGTCTTTAGAAAGGAATCGCATGTCTCTTACAACAGTTGCAGAGCTTCGCTCAACACTTGGTGTTGGCACATTGTATTCAGACGCGACCCTTCAAGAAGTCTGCGATGCATCTGACGCAGTTTTATTGCCAATGCTTGCAAGTAAAGTTGCTTTTCCAATAGCACATTCTAAGACAACGACTTCTGCCACACTTTACTTTGACATGTTAAACGAGTTTATTGTTGGAGACACAGTAGTTATTGCTAATTGTGGTTCCGCATGGAATGGCACAAAAACACTAACGGCAGTTTCTGAGTATTCAATTACTTATACAATTAGCGCGGCTAGTGCGACTGACAAAAACACCCTTTATCCTTCTGGAACTGTTACCGGTGATACAACAACCGATTGGACAACAGATTCAGCAGTCCAAAATGCAGCTTTAATGATCGCTGTTGAGATCTGGCAAGCGCGTACAGCCACCCTTTCAGGCAGTAACGCAGTCGATTTCCAGCCCTCACCTTATCGAATGAGCGCACAGCTACTCGCTAAGGTACGAGGTTTAATCGCGCATGCACTAAGCCCTAACTCGATGGTTGGCTAATGACAGTTGCCATCACAACACTTCGCACCACTTTAGCAACTGCTCTAGTTGATAATTCTAAGTGGCAGACTTTTGCCTTTCCACCCGCAACAGTCCTTGCGAACTCAGTAATTGTCAGCCCAGATGATCCTTATCTGACGCCAAATAACAATCAACACATTTCAATTTCACCAACTGCTAACTTTAAGATCGTTATGACAGTGCCTTTATTCGATAATGAAGGCAACCTCAACGGCATTGAAGAGACAGTCGTTGGAGTGTTTAACAAGCTCTATAACAGTGGCTTGACTTATAATGTAAGCGCAATCAGCGCACCTAGCGTTCTCAATGCTGCTTCGGGAGACCTTCTCAGCTGCGAGATGTCAGTATCTATCCTAACGAGTTGGAGTTAATCATGTCCGAGTGGGAAAAAGAAAACGAAGCCTTCCTGATCAAAATCGGGCAGGTAGCACCATCAGCACCAAAGCCAGTAACTACTAAGAAGGACGAGGAATAATCTCATGGCTGTATTTCTAAATAACAATGTAGGTGTGAAGATTAACTCAGTCGATCTTTCAGACCATGTCACAGCAGTAACAATCAACCGCGTATTCGATGAGCTAGAAGTAACCGCAATGGGTGATTCAGCACACAAGTTCGTTAAAGGTCTAGAGTCATCAACAGTGACAATCGACTTCCTAAACGACACAGCGTCAGCAAATGTTCTAGCAACACTTCAGGCAGCATGGGGAACAACTGTCACAGCAGTATTCCTACAGACAAAGGGAACAGCAGTCTCAGCGACAAACCCTCTTTACACTGTCTCATTGCTAGTAAACAACACAACTGACATCAACGGAGCAGTTGGAGACATTGGCACACAGTCAATCACTTTCACAGCTAACTCAACAGTTGCAGTAGCAACAACAGGTTCATTCTAAACAATTAAACAAAGGGGCAAACCATGGCAAAACTAAAGATCGTTCGTACAGATGGAAGCGTACTAGAAGGCGAAATAACCCCAGCAGTGGAGTATTCGTTTGAGCAGTACGCTAAAAAGGGCTTCCATAAGGCGTTTCGCGATGAAGAAAAGCAGAGCGATGTCTATTGGTTAGCATGGGAAGTAACACGCAGATCAGGTGAATCTGTTAAGCCTTTTGGGATTGACTTTATCGAAACACTTAAGAGTGTTGAGGTATTAGACTCAGACCCTTTAGCTTAAAGCGCGATCTTCCGTTCACCTACCTAATTGCTAGGCTAAGCATTAGGTTAGGGATCGCGCCACAGCATTTATTAGAATTAGATAAAGACATGCTAGATGCTCTAGTTCAAGGTCTTAAAGATGAAGCGAAAGAGGTGAGCGATGCCAGCAAGCGTAAAGGGCGGTATCGCTCTTAGAAAGGCTTTGCGTAAGTTTAGTCCTGATCTTGCTAAAGCTTTGCCGAAGGAAGTCGGAGCAGCGTTAAAACCAATCACTAAAGCTGCTAAAGGTTATCTTCCAGATGACGGACAAGTATTAAGTGGATGGCTGGCTCGACCTAATTCACAATCTCGTTTTCCTGCTTACAATGCTCGATTGGTCAAATCAGGTATTGGTTATAAGACAACACCTTCTAAGCCAAATCGTAGAGGCTTTCGATCACTTGCTCGCGTTTTCAATAAAACTGCCGCTGGAGCAATTTACGAGACTATGGGTCGCAAGACTTCAAGTAGTCGCTTTGTACAAAACCAGACTGCAAAGTATGCATCGTCCATGAAGGGTGATGACAAGATGGAAGGTCGCGCATTGTTTCGCGCTTATGAAGAAAACAATGGTAAAGCAAGAGAAGCAGTCCTCAAAGCCATTCAAGGCGCAGCGGATAAATTAAACGCGAAGGCGAGGGTCTAATCTATGGCTAATGTATTTATTGACATTGCAGCCGAGTTCACAGGCGATAAGGCGTTTAGAAAGGCCGAGAACTCCACCGATAAGTTGATGAAGAGTGTTAAAAAACTCGCTAAGACTCTAGGTGTTGCTTATGGGTCACAACAGATTCTTGCTTTTGGTAAAGCTTCGATCAAAGCGGCAGCGGCCGATCAAAAAGCACAACAACAACTTGCTTTGGCTCTCAACAATGTTGGGCTTGGAAGAGATGCTGCCACTTCTGAGGCTTACATACAGCAACTCCAGAGCGAGTTCGGCATTGTCGATGATAAGTTACGACCTGCTTACCAAACATTAGCGGTAGCAACTCGCGACACAGCAAAAACACAGAAACTTCTTAATCTATCTTTAGACATTTCTGCCTCAACTGGCAAGGATCTTGAAACAGTAACCGCTGCTTTAAGCAAGGCTTATCTTGGCAATAATACTGCTCTGTCTAAACTCGGCGTTGGAATCTCAAAAGCAGATCTTAAAGCTGGCAAATTCGATGACATCGTTTCTCAATTAAGTACGACCTTTGCAGGATCTGCAACTGCTGCTGCTAATACTTTTCAAGGTTCTATTGACAAACTAGGTGTTGCTTCAGCCAATGTAAAAGAAATTATTGGCACAGGTTTAATTGACGCTTTGACCACTTTAGGCAAAGACAACACTATTGGCGATCTCGCTAAAGACATGGAAAACACAGCAACTTATCTCGCAGATGTTATTCGTGGCATTGGAGTTTTAGGCGATAAATTAAAAGCCACTCCGATTATTGGTCAAGTATTCGGCAACCTTAATGTCGGCATGATCCCTATCGTTGGCAGTTATTTGCAATTACTGCGCGAAGCGGGCAAGCAAGCACCTATCCAAAAGTCATCTGATAATCAGCACCTTAAATCATTAGAATCTCAATTTAAGGTAAGTTCCAAGATAGTAAATAACACCAAAAAATTGACGGCTGAAGAATTAAAGGCGTTAAAAGCCAAGCAATTACAGACGGCTATCGACAAGGCTAATGCAGCACTGGGTACTGCTTCAAGCGTATTTGACATGGATAAGATCCAAATTGCTGCAGCTTTAACTTCTCAGGCTGAGCAATTAGGTAAGGCAACTTCTAGTTCACAACAATTACAGATTGCAAACGATACTGCTCGCCTTCGAGTTAAGCAGGACATTCTTGCCCTAGAAGATGCCATTGCCTCTAAGGACGAAGCATCCATCACGGCTGCAACCAATAAACTTAATACAGATCTCAAAGTTCTATCTGTATTGACTGGACAAAATGTAAAACTTGCAGACATCAAATCTATCCTTGATAGCCTCAAGCCAGCGGATCTAATCAACCAAGCAAACCTTGATGCTGCTTTAGCAAAGATTAAGGAAATGCTTGACCTGTTGGCAAAGGCAAACCTAGCATCTACAACAAAGCCAGCGACAAGCGCATCTTTAGGATCAGGTATTCCAAAAGGAGACTTTGTTGTTCCAGTCAGTATGAAGGATGCCTTAGCAGCTTCTACGGATGCTCTGATCGAATACGCAGATGCAGCAGCAGCTCGCGCCAATGCCTTTGCTGATCTCCTAGATCTACAAAATGCAGCGGATCTTGCAGCATTGCAACAAAGTTCTATTTATAGCAACTCAGGGGCTTTGCAGTCCTTCCGCCAAGCCGAGTCAGCAACCATCAACATCTATGCGAACACCATAGCTAATCCAGATGAATTGACTGGTCTTATTCAAGATACAATTATCCGCTTAAACAAACGCGGTGATTATTTAACAACTGCTGGGTCATTATGACCAGACCAGTTATAAATGTAATTATTAACTTTTCTACTGGGGCAACTTTTGGTAATCCATTTATTTTAGATCAGTCTAAATTGGGAAGCCTTGATGTTTTAGCAGATAGCACAGCTCTTATTGTGGATGTTTCTGATTTGGTCGATACGATCAGCACCAATCGAGGACGTCAATTATCAGCTGAGCAATTTAATACAGGCTCGGCAAGCATCCGCATTCTGGATCAAAATGGCAATTTCAACCCTCAGAATCCATCAAGTCCTTATTACACCTATTTAAGTCCAATGCGCAAAATTGCTATTACAGCAACTTACTTAGGAGTAACTTATCCGATCTTTGCTGGGTACATTACTTCTTATAATACTTCCACACCTAAGTTCACAGGCGATCTTGTTTATACGACTATAAGTGCAGTCGATGGATTCCGTCTTTTCCAAAACGCTCAATTCTTTGGAGTAACTGGAGCTACAGCTGGTGAAACAACTGGATCTCGTATCACAAAGATTCTCGACACTGTCGGCTGGCCAGCATCTATGCGGGATGTGGATACTGGAATTACAACTGTACAAGCAGACCCAGCAACTCAAAGAACAGCCCTACAAGCCCTTCAGACAGTCGCAATCACTGAGTATGGTGCAATTTACATGGGAGCCGATGGAAAGTGCGTATTTCAGGACAGAGCGGTCACTGCGGGCTCTATAGGAGGCACTAGCACTAACTTTGCAGATGACGGCACTGGCATCGGTTACTTTGACGTTAAATGGGTTTTTGATGATACCCAGATCTACAACAAAGCAACGATTACTCGAACAGGTGGATCAGTTCAGACAGTTTCAGATTCAGCTTCTATTGCACAATACTTCACTCATAGTTATAATCAATCAGGCTTGCTGATGCAAACCGATGCTGAAGCTCTCAATTATGCTCAGGCTTTTATTGCATCTCGTAAAGACACTT